TCATTTCTGTTGAATAACTTCCTTCTAAGTAAATTCCAGAAATTAATAATAAAGTAGATAAAACTTTAAGTGGAATTCTATATTGTATAATACCAGGTATATATCGAATAAACATATCCAACACTGTCCCACCAATTCCTAACACTAGTATGATATGAACAACCATTGCTAAAAAACTATCTGGTAACAGGTGCAGAATTATCATTTAATATTCCAAACTTATGAATTTAATACTTTTTTTGCATGTTCGTAATGAGTTTTTCTAGATTCTAATCCAATAGTACCGCCATTAATCCGTTTGGTTAATGTTAATATATCACCTTGGTCAGCCCAACGATTAAGGTTATTTTCTTCCCAATACCAGCATGCAGACTGCACAGCACCTTCAAAAGTAGATAAATAGTCTGGTATTTCGTCAACTGGCGTATCAATAGATTCGGCAAATTTGGTATAATTAGTTTTGCCTGTTAGTTGTATTAAGCCACGACCACAATAGCGGAATCCATCTCCTGATTCTTCAGGTCCATTCCCCATTCTATTACCATATACTCTATTTGCAATTGCAGATTGATTGTGTGCATACTTGTTTGCCAATGCATCAGTTGGAAAATATTTTGGGAATACTTTACGTAAAGAGGTAGATCTATAATTTAAATTTTCTTTTAGAAATTTATAATTACCGCTTTCATGCGCAGTTTGTGCCAAAAACGCCGCAACTCTGGGTATTGTGTCAATATCATAATCAGGTAGTATCATAGTTAATGCATTATACCAATAATCTAAATATGGGTTACCTGGTATTATTTGTGACAAATGTTCTTTTTTGAAATCAAACTTAAATGACATTAGTTTTCTCCAATGCAACAGCCCAATTGCTGTTTTCAAATATATATGTGTTGTTTATTTTTGTAATGTTGTAATTACCAATGTATTTCGTAAAAAAGAGTATCTCAGCAATATCTTTACTTTCCATCATAAGTGGGCCTTTAACAGAATTATATACGTCATTTACCGCGCCACTTTTAATTATATTAAATGTTACTTGGTCACCCCATATTTTTTTAAAAGTAATGGATTCATCTAGTACATTAATTTTATCCGCAGAACTGGCAGCAAAAAAATTACTATAATTATTTAGGCTGTGTTTGTTAGTGGCAAGTTTATATGATTCTTTATTACTCGGTATTATTGATGTTAAGTTTTCAATTGTCGCGTCATGACTCTCGAAACTTTTAAAATAGCGAAATCTCATATCAGGCATACCAGTTAATCGTTCTATCCCTACCAATAATTCTAAAATTTGGTCTGCTGTATGTCTACCACGTTCTAATTCAATAAATACCTTATATGTTCCATCATCAGTTTCACCTGGTGATATGTCGGCGTCTAATACAAAATCGTACCCCATTTCTACAAAATTTTCCAAATCTTTTGCTGGGTCTTCACTATCAACCGTAAAACTTAATACAACGACGTCGATGTCGTCACCTATTTTACTTTTATATGAGTCTATTTCAAATACTTTCTTTACCAAATTCCGTAAATCATTTTTTCTTAAATTTTCTGTGATATTTTGCATTCTTAAATTACCGGTGATCGTGGCGTCATACCTGCCATTGGCATACCTGCTTGTGGGGCGACAGCACCAGATACCCCAGGTACACCTGGCGCGATTGGTGCAGGTATTGCAGGTGTAACTTGCTGGGTATTTGTGTTTGTTATTTGATGTTGGGTCTCGTTTTTCATTTTGTGCATGTACCCTTTATAAATCTCAAATGCCACTTTTTTAGGCATTTGTATTTCAACGATCCATATCGGATGGCTATCTATTTTACCTTTTTTTGTTCCTGGTCTAATATCGTCTGCTGTTTTTATCTTCCGTGGTTCGACTAAATGTGATTTTTGATATTTCACCTTACATCCGATATCAATCAATCGTTTACCACCAATTGGGTCTGGCATTTTTTGGTGTGGCCACATAAATCCAACAGTAATCCAATGCCTATCAATTTTTGGGCCATATGCTAACTCGCCATCAATCCAATTATCATAAACATACATATCTAATTCATCAAGTACACGTTCAACATCTTTAAGAACAGCAAGACTTGAATTACTTTCATATAAACTTTGTATGTTTTTAATAATATCTAATACATCATGCATAATAAAATCCTAGAATAATCTACTTGTATTTAGTCGAAATAAAATTATATCCATCTGTTTACATTATAGGCATTCATTATTTTTGATTAAATGTGGTAAATACGAATGTAGGACCAATGTAGTTATCATGGCGGTCACTACAAGTCCTATTTCTCACACAAAGTAGGAGATTACTGAATGAGTAGAAAAGTGAATAAAAAACGTTTTACATCAGAAGTTAACATAATAGATTTTCAACCTTACTTACCAGCAAAGCGTAAACAAGTCACCCTGGCCCCACGAAATAAAAGTCAAATAGAATACTTGCATAAGTTGCAGAATGAATCCACTAGTATTATTTTTGCAGTTGGCCCAGCTGGTACTGGAAAAACTATACTGGCAGTTCAATATGGAATTAAATTATTCCAAGAAGGAAAAATTGAAAAAATCATTGTGACAAGACCCGCCGTTTCAGTAGATGAAGATTTGGGTTTCTTACCGGGCACATTAGAAGAAAAGATGGCCCCATGGACCAAACCTATTTTTGATGTGTTTGCAGAATATTATCAGAAAAGAGATATTACCAGATATTTAGAGGAAGGTGTTATAGAAATAAGCCCATTAGCGTACATGCGCGGAAGAACCTTTAAAAATGCATATATAGTAGCCGATGAAATTCAAGGTACTACAGTTAACCAAATGAAAATGCTATTAACCAGGATCGGCGATAACTCAAAAATGGTGATCACGGGCGATTTGAACCAGGCAGATAGACTTGGTGGAAATGGCTTGGATGATTTCATTCGTAGAATGAAAGATAAAACCCCCTGTTTAATTGAACTTATAGAATTTGGGGTTGACGACATTGAACGACACCCTGTAATTAAGGAAATTTTGAATCTATATGATGAAGACTGAAATTATTCATTTGTGGATTAGATATATTCTAATGCGCTGTAATATGTTCAATGCCAAAATTTAACATTTAGTCAAGTAAAACATATTGGAGGGTACCAAGTGCCCTCCTTCTACAGGTTACCCCACAGCATTTTACAACATACACGTTCATGAATATAATATAATAACGTATGGATTAATACTTGCATGCTAGCGATACTGCTAGCGATGGTTAAGTCGTTGGAAACGATATACGCAACAATAAATGATACAATCGTTGCTATAGCTCTCCAACTAATAGTTTTTACAAATGTTCTTTTTCTCGATTCTCGCATATGTTTGAAAGTCTAATTAATGTGGCAGCAAGATTAATTTCTGGGTCAATAACTAAGGTGTGATCAACCAACCCTTGTTTGATAATAAGAATTGCTTGTTCTTGCATGTCATCGTCACCAAATAATTCAATATTATCATATAACCATCTATATATATCTTCAATTTCATCTGGTCGTGCTTGACTACAAATCAATTTTCTTGCTTGATTGATTTTTCCTGCTTTGAATAATTGAACCATTTCGATTTTGTAATCAGAGTTATTACCATCACCTTGTTGTGGGGTGTATAATGTACCATCTACGCAATTCATTTGAACTAAGTTAATACATTTTCGTAAATCTGGATATGTTGATTTCACAAAAGTATCTAATGTATCCAACTCAAAATTAATATTTTCCGATATTAGAATTGTGGCAATTCGAGTGGTAAATTCGGTCTGGTCGACTTTTTCTATGTGAAATCCTTGGCATCTACTATGTATGGCTGGTAAAATTTTATTTGGATAGTTACACGTTAATATAAATCTAGCCGTAGTATGATACTCTTCCATTACCCCACGCAATACTGCTTGTGCATTTATAGATAGGTAGTCTGCTTCATCAAGTAACACTACTTTGAATTTCCCAAATGGAATCATTGATACAAAATTTACAATAATATTTCGTATATCATCGACTGAATTTGTTCTTGATGCATTTATTTCTTTTATGTCATATGGATGGATGTTTAGTTGATTAAACAAAATTTTAGCAAGGGTTGTTTTTCCTACTCCAGCAGTTCCACTTAACAAAAGATGTGGGATTGCCCCTTCATTAATCCAATTCGTTATTTGTTGTTTTTGATAATTATCTCTAAAAACATACCCATCAGTTGTTGATGGTCTATATTTCTCAACCCAAAGTTCTGATATAGACATTTAATTCTCTGCGATAGTTAAAAGGTTGTATTATATCAATAACCCAGAATCTGTCAAGGTAATGGGTTATTGTGTATTTGTTAAAACATTGGTTTACTAAAATCAAATGTGTGTATATTTGATTTGTTGGAAACACCAAAATAAATGTCAGTTGGTTTAGTGTCTGCTGTCATCATAATAGATTTTGTTTCTACACGGCGAACTTCTATATCGGACTCATTTATTTCTATTTTGACACTACGGGTCCATCTACCATGTTCAACTAAGATCCAATCCCCGACTTTAATTTTATCTTGTTTTGGACCAACCGCATAAACTTTGCCCCAGCGTGGCTTAATTCCTTCTGATTTACCGTCATCGCTGCCTATGATGATCCCAGCTGATGTTACTTGTTCATCAAATGACATATCTGTGATAAGAACGCTATCGTGCAAAGGGGTTAATTTCTCACATTTGATGAAACTCATTCATCACCTGCTGGATCCATTTTTGAAATATCTTTAACATTTTGTTTCATTTGTGGTTTTTGCTGGGTGGGTCCTGCTGTTTTTGATGATGGTGATTCTGGCGGGGTCACCGATTGTTGAAGTTGCTCATTAATCACTGGCTGTTGGTACCCAGATGCATTTTGCCCACGTGCGGCAGTGACAATGTCTTCTTCTTTCCGGATAATTCTCCCACCTGGTCCTATTTCATCACCTCGTGCATTCACTTTAACGTTACCAACCGCAACAGTTAATTCGTTTTGGTTAATTAATTTAGTCATGTCTACTTCTTTTCCCCTAAGAGAACGATAAACACCTCTTTGTGGTTGTTTCATTGTCATAATAATCTCCTTGTAATTATGTACTTATCTTTAAAAATTCACGCCAATCTAAATTATATTTAATACTATCAATTTTATGAATACCAATTATATATAACACATAACTAGCCACACTAGAACCCCGGCCAACACCCCATATTACATCTTGATGTGTGCAAGTATCAACAAAATACTTGCACCATCTCAATAAATCTATCATACCGAGTCGTTCAAACTCAGTAAATTCTTCATAAATTCTGGTTCGTTCGACATCTGAATTACATTTATCTATACAAAATTGTTTTATATCAAAATTTTTGTATTCTTCTGTAAAAAACCACTGGGATTGTAGAGATTTATGATAAAGTTCAGGTGAATCAGATTCTGCTGGTAATATAGGAAAATTAAACTCACCTATTTGCGCAAGAGTTATTAAATCTTGGGTTATATCTACTGATAATTTTGAAAGAACTGATGTATCGCCTTGATAAAGGATATTAAATACATCAGTTTCGTTGAATATTGGATTATAAAACTTATCTAGTCGCATAAACGTATTTTAATTGATATTGATAAGTTTGTCAAGTCCCTTTTCTCTATTTTCTTGCATTTTAACCCACTCATTTCTTCTACGGGTGGTTAATTCTTCTTTATATGTGTCTAATACCAGCGAAATTTGTTCACGCACTTGCAAATTAGTTGTCATAAAGTATTTTTTTCCTAACTCAGTTAGTGTTGCCTCGATTTCAGCATCTTTTAATGATCCTAAATCATTAATCAATGGGTGCATTAAAATTCACCGACATGTTTTAAAAATACAGTAGTCCCACCATCAAAACTCCAAACGTCAACCACTTGTTGTTTACCTGCGAAATTGGTGTTTACTTTAAATGGGGTTTGGAAGTTTGAATCATATAAAAGTACCCCAGTGTTTGACGGCTGGAAGGTAACTGTGCGTTCAGTCCCAATTTCAGTACTTGAAAAATGTAATCTAATCACCCCGTATACACTAGTTGAGTCATCCCCAGGCCATCCTGCAAAACTCACTGTACTATTAGATGTTAATGCAACGACTTGTACGGACGCGCTTGCGATATTAATTATAATTGATGAATTTGCAGAAGATGTTTTACCAATTCCAAAAAAGTTGGTATATGTGCCATTATTAATACTACTTTGATGCAAGTCATTTGCCACTGTATCATTGGTTTGGTCAATTGTTGCTTTTAGAAGGGCATTTTGTTGTAAAGTGGTTATTTCTGAATATGCTATTCCCAATGCATCATGAATTATTGTGAAATTATCCCGAAATCCTTGACTATCATTATCTTGCCCAGCAACTGGGTATGCAGTGTCAATTGTTGAAAAAATTATGTTACTACTCATATTGTTATCCTATTATTGTTGAATACAAGATATTTATCACTAGAATCACCAGCAACTGAATCAATTATGTATCTATCAATAGTGTAATCTATATTTTTAAAATCAAACTTGCTATTTTTTATTTGTAAAAGAATATTTTCAGACATTCCAACTTTACAATAACATAATGGAACAGCCAACACGAATTCCATCTCTTTTTTTGTACCTGGTTGGATACTTCTCATCCATAATGGAAGATATGTTCTTTCAGTTGAACCAACTTTACTGATGTTTTCTCGCCATATTGATATACTATTTGTAAAATAATTTTTTGCATATTCATCTGATACATTATACCCAGTACTATCGACTGACACAGTTGGGATAGGTCTGGTAGCAGTGGGCGCGGCAGTATTGAGTTCATTAATATCACGACTCCATATTGACTTATTATTATCTGCGGTGATTTTATCACTTGACTTATATAACGTGGTTAGTTTACTTTTTAGTTTTTTATTTGCCGGTGCTAATGGGTCTATTAATGACATATATACTACTTCATATATCTTATTTTTTGTACCAGGTTCAATCGCGACTGCTGATTTTATTTCACCAATTCGAAATTGCTTTCGTTTATTGTTTAACCCAATTGCGCTAACAAATGCAGCAGCATTTTTTGATTCAACTCCTGCATATATAATACATGATAAATCATGTTGAACACCAAAATTAGGATCGTCTAATCTATAAACATTTGATGGTGTGAAAATATTAGAATCATTAATAAAATTATTCCATACTGCACGTTGTTCATGCTTTAAAAATGGTTTAATTTTAATATTGCTGTACAGTGTTTTTTGTGGTGACGATACTGTTATATAAAACTCTTTAGATAATGAACTGACACCATAATTATCTTTTGCATCTATCGTAAATTTAAATTTACGATCAACTGTTGTTCCATTATTGTCAAAGGTTGTTTCAGCCCGGTTATAGTCAAATGTTGTCAGTCCTTTTATATTTTTTTCTGGAATATTGAATTGATTTACTTTACCGATTATTTCACCAGTTGACAATAGTGATAATCCATATGGCAGTGTACCAGATGATAAATGATAGGTAACAGATGCATTTTTAATTGTTGTTGTTGCAATTACTTTAAAGTTTGAGATATAGTTGGCACCGATAGTACCAATGTTGTTATCAGAAATCCATTCAATAAAACTATCTATTTCACCTAATACGGTTATTTTAAATAATTTGGTAGTTGAAGCAATTTCATTATCACTCCCCACCCGATGAGCTGTTATATTGAAAAAATATGGTTTACTTACTGCTGGTTGATATGGGATTCTACCATATATTTCACTAGTGGTTGAATTAAACATAACACCTGGCGGTAATCCATAAACACCCCATTTTGATAGGTCAATAATTGATGTCGATGTATGGTTTACTAAACAAATATATGAGTTGGATGCAAATAATATAACATCATCAACTTTATATTGGTGATTCTGTGCCCATTGTTCAGTTGCTACCCCCAATGTGTAATGAATTTCATCAGTATCATATACATCCAACACCATTATGAGATAATTATTTGCTCTTACCGAACCTAAATTGCCGTCTGTTTTCCACACTGGTGTTCTAACAGAAGTAGCATCTGCAGTAAATAAACTTACGCCATCAAGCAATGTTGTGTTGTCTGCCTTAAAATAGTCATCCCCAACTACATAAATACCAAATGTTCGTTTAGATACCGTGTACCCATCCGTAACGGAAATAATAAATTGATAATTCCGACTAATCGTAGATGGTAGTTTTGCTTGTGTATTATAATCATAATACCCAGAATTGGCGGCGGAATCATATTCATATGTATCATATCCATTATCTGGCCGCACACTGAAGTCATATGCAAACGAATCGTAATACCCACTGCCGTATGTGCCATCTCCATCTGAAATTTTCATAGTTGGTAATGGATTGACATACCCAACTATTCTACCATCTTCAGTGAGTGACAGACCAGGCGGCAATTCACCCTCATCACTCGATATAAAAAAACTTAATTTTTGCCCAGTGGCTATATCCGTGTCGAATACAAGTATTTGATAGTTGACGAATGTTCTATCTTTAACATAATACTGATGATTAATTCCAATATCTAAATACCCGGTCGGCAATGCAAATCGTGGTGCATCTGCACCCTGCACAATAAAGTAAAATGTTCTATCAGAAATATCACCATCTTTTGATGCCCGAATACAAAATGTAAATTTAGATTCACTCGCAACTTCGTACGGTGTGCCAAGTATAGTATTATCGACTAATCTCAACCCAGGTGGCAATGCACCCGATATTAATGTAAATGTGACGCCCCGTGGGTCAGACGTTGGCAATATTTTGTAATATACAGGTTCGGCCTTGTTCGAGAATGATTCAGTAAGTCGGATGCGTTCTTGAATAGTACCAAGTGATGTGCCGGATTCTGCTGTCCATATAGTTAATGTCATTAGTTCGTTCTCTACTTGCCTAAAAATCCAAAATCTAACATATTATTTTGTAATGGTGTTCTGAATCCACTGGTAACATTAGTACCATTCATATCTATAGTGACCCCTGTTTGGTTAATTTCAGTTTTCCCGGATGGGTTAAGCAATGAACCTAAATCAAAATTTATATTAGAGTTTATAAAAATTGAAATTACCGAACTTAAAATGTTAACATCATTATTATAAACTTTTGATTCTATATTACCACCATTAACAGTGGTAATGGTATGTCCATTTAATTCAAGATTTCCACCCAATGTCGGAATTTCATCAGATTCAATTTTGGTAATAGCACGTACATCAATCGTACTGGCGAGCTGATTAAAAAATATGCTGCTATCTGAACTTGTAAGGGATTTAAATTCTAAATTTATATTATTTTTTTGATTAAAAACACCAACGCCACCCCCAATATTAACCCCATTTGATATTTGAATATCCCCAATTGCGGTAAAATTCGCATTGACTTTTTGAAATGCTGTTCTCAAATCATCGCCAGTTCCATCATTTGCATAACTACCTAAATTAATTAATTGTATTGTCATGTTCTGCTCTCTCTTATGTATTTACCGTTATTATAGCTTTTCAATCGTACAGAGTGCCTTTCCAATTGTGCCATCCCCTGGTGGTATAGTATCTGCAGTTACCGTAACTTTATATACGTTAAACAAACTATGGTCTGTGAACGTAATACCAATAGTATCGCCTGCCGTAAGAAGACTACCAACCGTATCCCACGTTGTGTTATCTTCTGTTTTTAGTATCTTGCCAGAATAGATATTTGCCGTGGTAGGATAAGTTCTATACGCACTTACATATACATTAAAATTTGATTTTTGGTATTTTAGTTGAATATCTAGTGCATTATTATTGTTAATTACTCTAACTGATAAATTATCCCTAATTAATGCATCCTGTCCTACTATAAGTATCGCAGATGTGTTGTTCACCGATGTGGTATACAGTTCAGTAAAATTAAGATTTATTTTATCAAAGGCGACCCTTAACGGATCGCCACTTTTGTCATTTGCTGTTTTACCAATATTAATATGTTGTTTAGCCACTATGCCCTCCCTACTGCAATCTCAATAACACCAGCTTCACCAGTGTCTTTATCTTCCAATGCTTTTCCAATTATAGACCCCAATTTTGGGTCAGCCGCTTTAATAGCGTATCCGGGGGTATTTGAGGTGGTTAATAAATCGCCTTTTTTAATTTTACCGATAACTTTACACGGTGTTCGTCCAATCAATGCTATACAAACTTTAATTCCAGATTGTTCAGCATTTAATACATATGCAGGATTTGTTGTTACAACACCAGCTAACCGAGTGTCATTTATTGTAGATGCGTTAGTGACTTCCTTATCACCACCAAATACCATAACCGTTCCTGGCGCATAATCAAAATCACCCTCATAATATTCTGCCAAGTCAGCGTAAGTAGCTTGCATTTTACTACCTGGTGACAAAATCCAGTTACCAGTAATGGTACCACTTGTTGCAGCAGCACCAGTAGTTAATGTAGTTGTTTTTAATATACCATTTGTAAAATCAACTTGACTTGAGCTTCCAATTATCCAATGCCCTGTTATGGTACCGGTGGTGCTGGTTGCACCCGTGGTAAAATCACGAACTTTAACAGTTCCACCAGTAAAATCCATCGAACATGTCGAGATTACCGTGGTATTTGACCCAGTTGTACCAGATGCAGACAAGAAGTCATACCCACCCGGGGTGGTAAATGTCACGGTCAATGGACCGGTACTTGTGTCAATTATTTTATAATTATCGATTTTTAGTTGTGAAACATCAATTTCACCATTAGCACCAGTTTTGACGATGCGATTTGCTTGCCCAGTTGTGGTTGTTAATGTTACTGAATATGCATTATTGAGTGTATTAGAACCATCATATGCAACAGTCATTAATCCACTGGCGGTAAATGCAGTATTTTTAATACCATCACCTTGTGTAACGACTGTCCCTGCGGTAACTTCTATTGGATTTGCTGCAATCCCGCTAAAATTTCCAAGAATGGAGCCATTACCAATTGGTGCCATTTGTGATTTGGTAATAGAGTTAGGTTTTATCCCAACCCATCCATTTGTTATTGTGAAATTTGCGGTATCGAACGATGCTATTCCCAAATCAGAGGATGTGATTCCAGTTGCATTTAACCGTGTTGTTGCATAATTCAATGAAAGTTTACTTTGTTGAATTGCCGCAGTTGGACTAATCATTGAATTAACAACTTTATTAGCCCCAATTGCCGATGTTACCACAATCCCAGTATCATTGTAAGTAAATAGTACATCACCAATAACACCGGAAAAAATTTGCTCGTTGCCTGATATTGCATGATCAACGTACAGCTTGGTGGCAGCATCTGTACTTGCCGTAGGGGTCGCTAAATTGGTGATTTTGAATTTACCCATGTTTAGGGCTGATTTCATTGATAATGATCCATCCAGCGCCAAATACCCAGCACCGATTAAATCCGTTTGTAATATTGGTTGGTTATTATGATCTATACCCAATCGTTTATCAATATATCCACGTATAGCACTTTGTACTGGGATCACATCAGGTGTGTTGTTTGTCATTGACGTATCAGACGAGAATTCAGAAACAACAACCCCACGTTTAAATCCGAGACCATCTACATTTGATAATGCAATGTTAGTACTGAGTGTGACCGTTCCGGTACCCTGGTCAACAGTAAAGTATCTACCAACCCGGAATACCCCATTTTGGTCGGTGGAAGTGTAGAAACAACGACCAACACCATCTTCTTGAATTTCATTTTCGGATTGACGGCTAATTGCTGGATTTCCATAAATTTGATATGGATAATTGGTAGTGGAATAACTGCCGGTTCCAATATCCAGGAAGTCATGATTAGTGGCTCGACACGAACTAATACGGGTTGTTATTTGTGCGGAAGC